GATGTCGTCGTCGCGCAGCTCCAGCTTCTTGCGCTCAGGCTCTGGAAAGGCATGGCCGCAGGCAGGGCAGTTGGCCACAGAGATGGCGCACAGCTCACCGCAGTTGTCGCAGACCTTCACCGGCGCTTCACCGTTGCCGTCGCCTGCCTTCTTGGGAGGCTGCACTGCCGTAATAGGCCCATGCGTGGCCACCACGCCAGCAAAGTCGAGCACCAGGCAGTCGGCCTTGCCAGCGTTCGGCCTCATACCTCGGCCAGCTTGTTGCAGATACAAGCCGGGTGACATAGTTGGTCGGGCCATCACCAACAAATCAATGGCCGGGTGATCGAATCCAACATTCAAGCATCCAACTTGCGTGATTGCAGTAATTTTTCCGGATTTGAAATCAGCAATTGCCTGCTCTCTATCCTTCTTTGCCATATCTCCAGTCACAGAAACAGCAGATATGCCACGGGTCAAAAGAATGTCGCGTAAATTCTCTGCGTGCTGCACTCCAGTTGCAAAAAACATCCAGCTTTTGCGGTTATCAGAGCGTTTGATTACCTCATCAATCATGGCTTCGTTGTTGTCTGACGTATCCACAGCGGCTTGCAGCTCAGATTCAACAAAGTCACCTCCTCGCTTATGAACTCCGCTTGTGTCCAGTTTGAAGCTAGTCTGCTTGCTTCGCAATGTTGCCAGGTAGCCTTTAAAAATAAGTTCTTCAATGCTGACTGGATCGAGCAAAGCATCAAATATTGCAGGCTTGTCGGTAATCATTCCATGACCAAGACGAAACGGGCTGGCGGTAAAACCAATCACGCGCATTGACGGATTGATTGCCATCAAATCGTTGATGATTTTGCGATAACTGCCTTCGTCTTTGTGTGAAATATCGTGCGCTTCATCAACCAGCAAAAGATCGCAATGCCCAATTTTCTTTGTGACGCGAACAATCGAAAGAGGGCCTCCGATGGTGATTGGCTCTCCAAGTTGTTTTTTTCCAGCGCTTGCAGAATAAATACCCATTGGAGCGCCAGGCCAGATCGTCCGCAGTTTCTCGGCGTTTTGGTTTATCAGCTCAACACTGCGCGTCAGCATTACGATTTGCGTCTCTGGCCATTCGGTGATTGCCTGCCTGCAAAGTTCTGCAATGACAACGCTTTTTCCGCTGCCAGTTGGCAACACAATACACGGATGGCCAGTGTTTTTTTCCATCCAGTCATACAGCATGGACAAGGCGCGCGACTGATACTCTCTCAGTTCTATTTTTGCCATGTTTCACCCCGTCTGACGTTGTTGATGGTTGATCTAGTAACGTCAAACTTATCTGCCAACTGCTGACCATTCATATTTGAATTCAATATCTCTTTGACGTTTTCTTCAGTCAACTTTGATCGCCCGTTTTTCTCACCGACGTAATGACGCTTTTTCTTTAAAGCGTCTTGCGCATTGTCTTTTTGTGTGCCAACAAACAAATGGTCTGGATTGACGCATCCAGGGTTATCGCAGTGGTGGCAAACAATCAACCCATTCGGAATCGGCCCGGCGTGAATCTCATAAGAAAGCCGATGGGCTCTCGTATTTTGACGATCACCAGGAAGCACCCCATATCCATCTTTGTCCGTGTGTGCTCTCCATTGCCAACAGCCGTTATCAAGTTTGACAAAACGAGAGAAAAAACGATCTTGCAGAGAACCAGACTGGCTCAGCCTCATTGCTTTCATAGCGATAGAATTTTTTTCCGCTTTGAAACATCCGCAAGATTTGCTGCCTCCACTTCTTATCGTCACCCCATAGACGACTTGCTTGGCCCCGCAGTCGCAAATGCAATTCCAAAACTTTCCAGTCTGTTTTGCATCGGCTGGCTTTGTTGCTTCAGAAATCACAGTCCATCGGTTCAACTTTAGTCCGATCATGTTAATTGTCGGCTTGCCCATAATGTAAATTTCCTTACTTAGTGAGAATATTTGCATTGTAGAGCATACAGCTGGTCGATGGTGCGCTGCTGATATTCACGCAGTTGCATTGTGTTCCTTGATCTTATCCAAGGCATACGCCATTGCTTGATCGAACGTCCAGCGGTTCTTGGGTTCGATCTCGTTGACTGCCATGTAAATCTTTTGCACCAGCTCCCACAGTTGATCGCGCTGGCGTAACGCACAGGCAGGTCGCTGGCAGTGGTAGCTGCATGAGTGGATGTCTTCGTAAGTCATTTCCACCCTCCCCAATCGTCGAAGAGCATCCCACCGGGCTTGTCATCAAGCACCTTGTCCACCGCTTCCAGCGCCCGTCTTGTCTTGACCTCATCAATCGGGAAGGGCAGCGTTGCCATGTGCAAAGCGTCTTGCGCTAACTTGAGTGTCTCGATCAATTTGTCTTTAGTCATGTGTTTCCCCTTGCTCGGATCGATTCTTCAAGTTCTTTTATGTAAGCGTTGCAGCGTTCTATCTCCGGCGCATTTGCCGCAATGATGCGCTCGCGCTCGGCAGCAACGACAAGGGCGGCAAATTCACGAAGGCATTTGTTTTCGCCATCAAGTCCAACAAAACCGGCCTCCCGCGCCATGCGGGTTATTTGTTCGCGTTCCATATACGACCTTGTTTAATGTTAAAAATTGTGCGCTGAGGCCTTCTTTAGCGCTGCTTCCTCTGCTTCTCGTCTTGTCAGCCACTTCGTATAAGAGGCTCTCAGGTGACGGCGTTTGCTTGCATCGAACTTGCTGCTCTTGGGCTCGATTTCGGGAGGAGGCTTAAGCAGGGCGGCGCGAATCTGCCCTGCGTCCGCGCCGATCATCCGAGCGTAGTCCTCAAAAGAGGAAGTCTCGCTGAACAGCCAGTCGACGGCGGCGAAGTTCTCAGCCCCCGTGGGATGCTTGCTCGATGCGTCCTCGATGGCCTGGGCAATAATCGCGGCCAGCAGACGAGCGCAGGCCACGGTCTGTGGGTGCGCGTTTGGGTTTGATGAAATAAAGTCGATCATCCCACAATCCTCCCACCGAAGTCCCTGCGCATCTCGGCAATGAACGAATCACCGCTGGCGCAGGCAGCGGCATTGGCCAGCAGCTCCCTGGAGCTGTAGACACCTTCTTGCTCTGGGTCACCGTTGGCGATGGTCATGCCACCAACAACATAAACAGCCGTCCACTCGTCCGGCCCGTCCTTGCGCTGCCAAGGCACCAGATCGGGATGCAGGACATGGCTCTCGCAGCCCGTGCGTTGGGCCTCCAGAGGGATCGTGTCGTCCCACTTGGCGCAGTGCCAGGTGCTGTCCGACTTGGCCGTGCTGTGGGCGCAGGTGCGGCAGTTCACATGCTTGGTGGTCTTGCTCCCAAAGCACTGGTCGTGGCCATCACAGAACTTGCAATGATGCCAGCTTGGGTCGGCGCTCAACGGCTCGGGCATGCGGTCGGTCAAAGCAATGCGCTGGCCACGCTCGATGGCCTTGATGGCTACTTCTTTATCTAAATGAAGCCACTCGGTGTAAATTTCGTCCGTATTTTTGTTGATTGCAAAATATAAAGCGCGGTCTATTTTTGCGCCATAGCCATACACGCAACACTGAATCCAGTGCATTGGCTTTGCCTCCTTAACGCCCTTGGTTTTAAGCTCCTTGAAAGATTTGTCTGAATGTGTTTTACACTCCAAGATGGCTTTTGTTTTTGGCGCTTGTGGCAGCCCAGACACAACACCGTCAGCAGACCCTTTGACGTGCGATCCAAAATCAAAACCAATTTGATTGCTGCCAACATTTTGGACATGTGCTCCAATTTTTCTTAAGTGCTGCACCACTTTTGCTTCTTCTTCGTGTCCACGCTTAAAAAGCAAAAGCATACGGCCATTGTGTCGCTCAATCACGGCATGGCGAAACTGAAGCCACAGCCAACGGTCGCAAGGGTGGCCGAGTTGAGATGCGCCCATGTGAGGCCTAGGCGGCTCCTGATCTGCTTCGTAGGCGGCGTAGATCAGGCTTTCAATTGTATTCGTTTGTTCAGGTATTTTCATTTTGATAATTCCATGTGTATCCGTATGCTGTTCGCTTCTTTTGGATACAAACTTTGCAGATGGCAGCTTGTGACGCCTTCGGGTTAAAAGTTTTTACCCATTCCGTAGCGTGATGCGTCCCATCAAATAATTGACCAGTCTCAACACAAACAACTGTTTTGCATTTACTTTTTCGAATATTTATTTTTCCTTGCTCTGTGACTGGTTTTCCCCTGCGACTATCGGCAGCATTTGTAATGTGTTGCATTGAATGAGGAATTCCAGCCTTGGCCTTTGAAAGTTTTTTTCGATGCTCATCAGATAACTTGCGGCCAATGTTTGCCATCCTTGCGGCTTCAATTACATGAATAGGTTTTGGCTTTCCCCTGTGAGCATCACCAATTTTTTTCTTGTGTTCTTCTGAAAACTTAAAACCAGCAAGACCTTCGCCTCCGTCAGTCATATTGCACAAAGTTTCTCGACCGTGATGGGCTATTAACTCTTTTTCAAGTTCTAACGCCCACCATTCCTGCATTCCGTCCTGCACAATTTCAACTGCGTACCCATGTTTGGATGACACTCGCTTCCAATGCTCATTTCGTTTTCTGCTGTTAATCCTGTTGCCAGTGCCCTTCCCAACGTAAAAAACACGGCCATCCGTTGCGCGACGATGCAAGTACACATAAAAACTTGTAGAATGCTTTTCAGGTATTTTCATGTTGCTTCCCTTGTGGGTTGAGATTTGCCCCGACCTTAACCAGTCGGGGCATTT